GCACTTGTAATAAAACATCCTTTTAAAATCCATTCAGAAACAATATCTCCTACAGGACCTAATACATTTATTGTTAAATCTTTTTTATACATATCTAAATAACCATCACGTCCTGTTACAGATTCATGGTGTAATCGTACCCACTCCATTATTGCTTGAGCTCCTGAAGGTGTTACTGGATCATAAAGAGTAAATGTAATTGGATCCCATTTTGTCATACCTTTAAGGTAACGTTGAACATTTATATGGTTTAAGGTAACTGTTCCTGAGTTAAGAGTAACTGCACTTACACCCTTAATTTCATATGATGGAATTCCACCAATATACACGATAAACCTATTCGCTTGTTTTGGTTCAAAGGCTGTGAAAAATATTTCGTTTGAATCTATTATGGCCATTTTTTTATTTTATTTAGTTTTATTATAAATATTAAATATTTTGTTTTTTTATCCAGGGAATATAGCACCTGTTGGTAAGATATTGAAGTCTAGATAAAAAAATTCTGCTGTTTTTGTTGGTTGGATATAAATTTGACCTACCATTTGATTTCTATCGATTACATCCGCTGTGTTATTACTATCATCCATAATTACTTTAAAAGCATACAAACCTTGTCTTTGTTGTACTGTTTCTAAAAATGGATTTACTGCTGCTAAAAAAGCATTTCTTGTAGCTATTGAATTTTGTTCAAATACTAAGTTTTGAGCTACTTGAGAAATGTAAGATTTAAGAGCAATTAATAAACGACGGACATTTACACGGTCAAGAGCAGATGCTTTTGTTTGTAATGTTTTTTGGCCATATACTACAACTCCATTTCCAGGGAATGTAGCTATTGGGTTTACTTTATTTTCATATAAAGTATCACGGTCTGTTTGAGATAATTTCTTTTCAGCTCTAACTGCTGTACTTAATCCACCTCTAGTAATACCGGCAGGGGCAAACCAAGGTTCTGAAATACTATCATTGAACGCATAAGCTCCTGCTACTAATGATGAAGCTGGTAGCCAAACTAATTGTGCTGAATCTGGGTCTATTGTTTGAACCCAAGGCCAATATGAGGCCGCGTATGAAGTGTTTTTAGAACTTGCTTGGGCAACAGCTTGTGATATAGTAGATCCAAAAGGAACTAAATCAACTACATAAATATTATCTCCTCTAAGTTGAGTATTATTTATTGCTGTTGTTATTTGTGAAGCACCTAAATTCGCTGTTGAAGCAAATAATCCAGGAGTTAATAATACATTAAATCTATAATCATCAACATTACCTAATAAGTTAATCATATTTGTATAACCACTTGCGGATATACCTTGTGGAGCTGTAGTTGCGGAAGTAATTTGATCGTAATAACTAGCTGCACCTATGAATAAATTACCTGTAGCATTTTTAAAAGATCCTTCTGAGTTTATTGGGATTGAACTTGTGTATTGAGGTTTTGCAATACCATTGTTATCAAAGAAAAATGGTGTTGGAGTTGATACACTAGATACATAAACGTATCTTGAATTATTTGGATAATCTCCAAGTACCTCAATTTGATTATCTTGACTATTATATTGTTTTCTTTGGTTACCAATTACTTTAGATACATAATTTACTGAAGTTGGATCCATTGATAAATTAGTCCAAGTTTCTAATATAATTGGTGTATTATCATTATCATCACCTCTTCTAATTAGTAAAGTAAAAGTTCCTGAGGAGGTATTATTGTTTTGAATTTGATATCTAATATTATCTACTGAGCCTGAAATTAATGAGCCACTAGCATCTAATGAACCAGAGCTATTCATAATAGCACCCTCAGATATTGTTTTTAAAGTAAATGAAGCTGAAACTGTGCCTCCGGTAAATAAAGTAGTAGTACTTCCTGAAATGTAATAAAGGCTATTACCTATAGTTCCGGAAGCTGTAGAAGATAAAGTAAGGATGGATGTTGCGGCGCTTGATGTAATATTTGACCAAGAAGAAGTATAAGCAGTTGCTGATGAACTTACATTAATGTGAAATGATGAAGTTGTTGCAAATGTAGCTACTGTTGTAAATGCAGCAGCATTAATGTTAACTTGAGTTGCTGTGTTTGGAAAAGCAGCACCTGTGTAATTTATAGTAATGCCATTTAAATTAAATGAACTAGAACCAACAGATGCATAACTAGCTGAAAGGGTAGTTACATCTAATGTTGCGGAAGCAGTTGTTTGTACTATACCACTAGCTATACCTAGACCTCCACTAACCTTGCTGTCACATGAAATTGCAGGTAAAAAACTACCAGTTACTACTCTTGATACTAATAATGTTTCACCACCATTGTTAAAATAATTAAAAGCAGTTACCGAAGTAAAATAAGTATAAACTTGACTAGCACTTAAAAAAGTAGTACCAAATCTATTTTGATAGTCACTATAAGAACGAACAATTGTTGGGACATTTACAGGACCTTTTACTGTTGGTCCTACAATAGCGGCACCAACCACAATAGGTTGAGATGATACAAAAGAACCATCATTTTCTGATGCTTGTACTCCGGGAGATATTAATGTTGCCATTTTAGATTATTTTGTTTTATTTGATTATAAATATATTAAGAATTTTCAAAATTAGATTTTTTAAATATACCTGTGTCGGGATCTATTATTCCATCTCCATATTTTTTATGTAATAAAATACCCATTTTTTCATAACTAGTATTTATTATTTTTAATTGGAATTGAAGATATTGTTTTTTTGATTGATATTCTATTTCTAATTCTTTAAAATTTAAAGATAAACTATTTTTTTTAATATCTAATTCTTTTAAAACTGATAATTCCTCAGGTGTTAGAACTATTTGATCCATGTTAATAAATATTAAAAACTTTATTAAGATTTAGTAGGAGTTGATAAATTCATTAACCTATAAATTTTTAATTTATAATATTATCGGTATATAAGGGTTGTTAACAACGTGCAACAATATCTTATACTTCTCTACCTAATGTTGTTTGAAATGCTTGTACTGCAGTATATAAATTAAATGATTCAATTGAAGTTAATCCGTCACCCATAGCCCAAAATGCATAATTTTTAATAGTTGGTAAGGCAGATATACCCGAACAAGGGTCATTTAGACCGGTAATTGCAACATTACTTACTGGTCGTGAACCAGGGGAAATAAATGTAAGTCCCTTCAAAGTCATTTCTATTCCATTTCTATACGCAACATAAGTTGATGAGTTTGTTCTTGATATAGTGTATAAACCACTACCAAACTTTGAATCATAAGTCCGAGTGCTATAGCCTCCATTAACATCATAAAATTGGAGTTGTCCTGAAGTGCGTATATATAAATTATGTATAGCCGTAATATACCCATACTCATCACATCCTGTTACATCATAAGTAAAGAAATCGTTTGAATCACCTTGAGTTCTTGAATATATTGAATATTGATAATCTGTGTCTGAATTGAAACCTGAATATGGTGAAAACTGAGTATCTCCATAACACTCTCCATTTGAGGTAATTCCATTTTGGTTAAAAGTCCAACCATTAGAAAAAGATATTTTGTAACTTTTTGTGTTTTTCAAGTTATAACTACAAGAAGAACCATTTCCACCAACAAATGGATAAATTACTGAGTATTTAGACCAAATATTATATGATTTTAAATCAAGAACTAATGTGTTAATTGCAGTTCGTTGGGTTGGATCAGTTATTCCTGCTGCGGTAATAAAGGCTTTTGCGTCTGGATCAATTGGAGGAATTGGAGGAATTTCTTCTACTTTAGGTATCTGTATAAAGGCAAATGGAGTAAACATATTAAACTAAGTTTCTTATAGAACTTACATAAACTGTTGAAGCATCAAATGTAATCATTGTAATAATATCAACAGCATTTGCTACCGCAGATCCTGTATATAAAGAACCTGATGCTTGTTTTACTGTAGATGGAAAACTTACTGTACCTGTACCTGCGGAAGATTGGGATACAAGAATATTTACAGTTTGTCCTGGGTTTATGTTAGTTGGATTAATATTAGTATTAGTTCCATTTACTAGTGTTAAAGTAAAGAAGTTGTTTGTGGACATATTAAGGGATGCAGTAGTTGATGCAATTGAAAGTGCAGTTACTTGTCCTCTTAAAGATCCAGATACTTGTGAATTACCTTGTATGATAAGTGAGCCTGTAATTTGAGCCGATCCTGTAATTTGTACTTGTGAACCTGAAGCAAAGATAAGGTTTGATCTTACAGCATCTGATGTGCCGTTACCTACTATAAAAGCACTTTGTGCTGATGATGCTATATTATACTGGCCTTGTACGTGTTGATGAGCACCATTTGCTATTGTACCAAGACCTTCTGCGTGTGAATAGTTTCCGGTTGCATTTGTACCATATCCTTCTGCGTGTGAATAGTTTCCGGATGCAACTGTACTTTGGCCTTCTGCGTGTGCGCCGAGTTGAGAGGCATCTGTGCCGGAGCCTTCTGCGTGTGAATAATCCCCAGATGCATTTGTACTAGCACCTTCGGCGTGTGAACCAATCCCGGTTGCCTTTGTAGTAGTACCTTCTGCGTGTGAATAGTTGCCTGAAGCCGTTACTGCTAATCCTTGAGCATGAGCAAATAATCCGGTTGCTCTAGATGCAGATGCTTGATTGAATGATCCAGTTATAATTACATTTCCATTTACATCTAATTTTGCTGAGGGGGTTGTAGTACCAATACCTACGTTACTTGATGTTTGATAAAGTACACTGCTTGATAAAGTGGTTGCTGTATTCCAAATCGCAATATAATTTGGGGTACCACCTTGTAAAGAGGTACCGTTTTGAGATTGGTATGCACCTATTGGAACTTGATCTAAAAATCTTGCTTGAGCCATTAGTTAATAATTATCTTATATAAATATGATAAAATATCATATTATTCTATATAAGAAACAGGGTTATTAGGATTATCAAAATTAACTTTATTTTTTCTTTCTAAAGATTTTAAAGTTTCTGGGGTTGTTATAGATCCATCACCTGTATCTTGACCATTATACAAGGAATCAAGTGAAGAAGCTTCTAGTGAAAATATAAGTTTTGTTTTATCTGAGAATTTTTTAATAGAATTTATATCTTTTTGTAGAATCTCAGGAACAATATATCCATTTAATTTTATATTAAAAGTACTTCGAACAATGCGTTCATCATTATCTACTAATTCTGTTTGAAAAACGAAGGAATCAATCATTGCTTTAAATTTAAAGCGTTCCGGGTCCCCCCAATAAGCATCAGATGCGTATCCTATTGATTCTATTATTTTATTTAGTTGTTCTACGTAATATGTAAACACAATGCATGTGTATTCTATAGTAACATAATCCGGAATTACAGTAGCATAATATTGTTTTTCTGGAATTCTATTATTTAATACTTTAAAATTATCGTATGAATTTCTAGGGTCATATGTTTTTTGGGATATACTATAGTTGTGAGGATTATTAGCATCTAATTTATTTCCTATACTTCTGTTTTTAGTAATGGAATCACGTTTAAACATAATTAAAGGAGCCATAATTTTTCCATTTTGATCTCTATAATATCCATCTTTTTGAAATGATTTCCATTTTTCTTGAGAACCATAAACAACAGGTACAGGTAAACGTTCTCCGTTTTGATAAACGGAAGGTTTAATTACATTTTCAAAATAATAAAACACAGCTTCATCAATATCTTTGATACCAATACTAAAAGGTTTTGTAGTATCATTTTTAAATGATGTTTGTAATGCGCGATTAACACCAGAGGCATTTGGGTCGGCATAATTTGGATTACCCGCGGGTACATACGTTGAAATATGCTGTTCAACGCTAATTTCACGTTGTGTCTTGGGGGTTGGTTTGTTTAATCTGTTAGTAGCCATTACATTCTAGATAAAATTATGTTTACTCGATCTGAGGGCACATAGTGACATTCACATTTTACCTCTACACTCCACCCGAATTCTTCTAGCCCTGGGTTTAATGGGTTATTTCCATTACTGTCATAATAAGGAAAATCAGAATCTTTACCTGTTGTTAATTGAGTAGAATTTGTGTTATCTACTTCCCAATAAGCATTTTGATAAGCTATAATATCTCCGGGTTCCGGGCGTATTTCAGCTCCGTATTGAAGTGTTGGGTTTTGAAATGTTCCAAATCCTTGTCCTTGGTTTGCGGGATTAAGTTTACTTAATAAATCATCTTTTAAAAAATGAAAAACTAAAGGCCAATTAAAATCTACTCCTAAATCACTGACTGGGGCCGATTGGGTAGAACCTGCTACCTCTATTAAAGCAAATAACATTACGGGATCTGCAAATGTTCTTCCTTCAGAAGCTTCACCATACATATTTGTTTTAGTTTCACCTATTTTATATTTATAGTAAATAACTTCTTGAGATATAATATTTCCCATCAACTCTCGGTTGACTCTTCGGAACATACTAATATCTCGGGAACCGCCGTATAATGCCATATTATCCTATAAAAATTGTCATTGGTACTTGGTTTATTTCAGTAACACGAGCTACAGATTCTGCTGCTCTTCTTTCAAGTAATGATTGACGAGAAGTTTGATCAAAATATTCTCTTAATCGTGTAATTAATGCTTCTTTTTCAGTAGCTGATGCTGATACTAACTCATTACCATTTAAAGTTACTTCAGCTCCTGGGATAGGAATAGAAGAATATTTATTTCTAACTAATCCTAATACTTCTTTTGCTTTAGCTAAGGTATATTCAAAAACCCAAGATCTACCAATAGAATTAATTTTAGAATATGTTGGGTTTGCATAAGGAACATTTGATGTATTTGAAATTTTATTAGTTCCATCAGAAAAAGATGAATTTATTCTATCTTGGATTTTAATAAAGTCAAATATTAAATAATGTCCATATCCTAAACCTCCATCATCGTCTTCTCCAAATGAAAAATCTCCAGTTCCAGGAATTGGAAATACTTTAATTATATTATTTACAATATTAAATGAATAATTTGAAAGTGTTACTGTGTTTTGCATTTCAATTGCTTGAATATTTTGTATAGTAAAACTTGTAGGCATCATTAAATAATTTGAATAACCAGCACCACCATATAAACCTGCAGGAAGAACACCTCCTAAACCACCTTGTCCAGCCATTAAAGTAGGAGAAAATAATTGATTAATTGCGGGTGGTGGTTGATAAAATACATTTTTTATTTCTATACCACCTTCAATACCATTATCTAAAGCCCATTGTGCTAAATCGTAATCTTGTATTCCATATTGGAGGGGTAATTGGCCTTTAAACCAAGTTACATTACCTCCTGTTCCTGCTTCTTCACCATATTGTTGAGATAATCTAACAATAGTAGAAAATGTAGGTGTTATTATATCATTATTAACATCAGTTGATGTTGAAGCTCCTTCTAAGGATAAATAATTATCTCGAGTTTGAAAAGCATATAATTCATTTCCATAAATAGTTACAGCTTCTTCAAATCCTGACCAAAAATTAATATCTTGTAATTCTACATTTTCAATAGGATATCCTAAACGTAAAGCACAAAAATTTGCAACTTTGTTAGCATCTTGTTGAAATTGAGGATCAGTATCATAAAATCCAAATGGAGTTGGTGGTGGCCATACACTAGGTGTGCCATAATAAGATGCTGATACTTGAGCAAATGAAGATGAACCAGGCCAAATAGGAATGTTTGCCATATTTTTTTATTAAGTTGTTACAATGTAATACTCTATACTTGCGGCACTGCTTGAAGGTTGTACTTTAACTGATTGAATATCATTAAAAGTTAACCCACTTGTACTACCAGTCATTTTACTAGTAGAAATCATATATGAGCTTCCAGTAGCAATTAAATAACTCATAGCTTCTGTGGAAGAAGATACAATTAATTTAACAGGGGTAAATGTTGAATTATTAGTTACTCTAACGTATTGTATACTACTTGTTACAAAAGTACCAGCACCAGGAATTGAATCCATGGAAAATAATGTTGTAACAGATCCTGTAGGTATACTTAAAATTCTATTATCAACATAATTAACATTGTTAATTGTTTGAGTTACCGAAGATCCTACGTTATCCCCATTCAGTGTTAATATCTCAAATATTTGTGAGGTGAAAGTTGCCATGCTTTTTATTAATAAATATTAAAAAGCTATGGCTCATTCCTATTTTTTTAACTTTCCGTTTGTTCCTGATGAAGGTGTTGTAATTCCATTTTCATTTGCTTCTTCATACAGTGTAATTAAATCATCTACAATTGGATCTCTATGGTTTTTAATTAAAGTAATAGAACACATATTTTTAATTTTCCGTCCTGCTGTATATAAGAATCTAAATCCGGAATCCCGTCTTGATTTTAAATCTACTTGATAATCATCCCCACATACTATCATTTTTGAACGTAAACCAATACGAGTAGCAATCATTTCCATTTGTTCATGAGTAACATTTTGTGCTTCATCAACAATAATACATGAATCTAAAAATGTTCTCCCTCTCATAAATGCTAAAGGAACAATTTCTATTTTACCATCGTTAATAAGAGCTTCTACTTTTTCTTTATCATAAAGAGCATACATATTTTGATAAATTGGTTGAATCCAGGGATCCATTTTTTCTCTTAAATCTCCTGGGAGGAAGCCAATTTCTTCTTTTGATACTGTTGGCCGGGTAATTATAATTTTAGTAAAATGTCGTCTTAATAAACCATCTAAAGCAACTTGACAAGCTAATAATGTTTTACCACTACCTGCTCTACCTGCTAAAATTGTTAATGTGTTTTTTAAAATTTCATCTTTTGCTTGTTTTTGTTCTTCATTTAAAGGAATTTTGAATTTAATAGGATTTTTTATTATTTTCTTTTCTCTAAATATTTCGTCGTTATGGTGGTTTGAGGTCATTTTTTTATAATTAAAATATTATAATCTTTCAGAAAGACGTACTAATTTATCAAGTCCTGCATTTACATGCATTGCATCCTCCAATATTGTTTCAAAATTATATCTTTCGTCTAAAGGTAAAACTAAATCTACTTGAGATCCCCATCTAATTAAACTAAATCTTTCATTTTGAACACAAAGATCTTGTTGTTTTTTAAAAGGAGCAATTACGTTTACATCTTCATCAGCAATTTGAATTAAATAATATGTGTAATCTAAAGAAGGAACATATATTTGATTAAACATTCTTTCATTATATTTTAAATATTCCATATTATTAGGATTAATTACTTTATTTAAAATATCTTTTTCAACAGCTAACATTGGTCTATTTGTAGATTCAATAGGTTCTAAATGTTTGTAAGTAAGAACACCTCCATAAGGTATTCTATTAATATGAACATCATAAAAGGACATAAATATACCAATTACTAGAGAGGGTTTATTGTATTCATCATCCCCCATTACATCTTTTAAGGTGTAATTAATACCTTTAATTTCTACAACGGCCTCATCAGGTTGAACAACTTTTTGATATATAATAGTTCCATCAGCTGGGCTATAAAAATGTTCAGAGTCAATATAGTTTGGTCGGATTGGATCTCTAAAGAAAAAGGTATTACTTAATTCACCTACAGGAAGTTTAGATAATTCTTTTACTTCTCCATTTAACCATTCAGTTAATGTTTGTGCCATTATAATAAAGTTTTACTATGATCAACTCTATTTAAATGCATCACCATACAAGAAAGCATAGCTCCTGATTTCATATATTCTGATAGATTAAATATTACAGGTTCCATTCCTTCATTAGCACATATTTTTTCTAAAGAAGCAATTTTATGTTTTTCACCTTCATAATATTCATGAGATTTTTTAAGTTCAGAAATATTAGAAGCACATAAAATCATGTTACCCATTCTTACCGAGTTTGTCATTCCGCCTAAAGCATCATCAACATCAACATCTATAATTTCCGTATATTTTTCTAAATATTTAATTTCTTCGGGGTCATATAATTCAGTGCAAACTAAAGTTTTATCACCATTTAATGGAAATATAGAGCAATCTAAATGATACATATATTCATCAGTCATTGCTAATTTAATAATATTCATATCAAATTCTTTTTCCATCCATTCATACGCTTTAATGTTTGAACGAATACCATAACCACCAACATAAACATTGTCATATAGATATTTAATATCGGCTTCACCCTCCCATTTGTGTGGAGAGATATGAGTATCATAACCCATCATTTTAAAGAATTTTTCACCTACTAACTCTTCACCTTTACGAGGGTCTGATGTGTAATTAGATAATAAAATTTTATTTGAATCTGTAATATGTGGGAGATGTAAACCTAAATTAGCTACATACACTTGATCTTGGAAATTACCTTCAGAGGGTAATAAGTGTACTAATGATTGACCAGCCATAAAGTTATACAAATCCATAAATTGTTTGTATGCTTTAGGTCTATTGATTGCTAATTCATCGTCTGTTAATTCTTGCATCCAGATGTTGTTGGGGTCCGCTGTTGATAAGGAAAACGGAAAATTCATCAAATAACTTTGTTGATGTAACTGACTTGGGGTTTCTTTCATATTATAACTAATTTATTGTTCTAGTATACATATGGTATAGGCCTAGGTAAATAAAAAAAAGCCTCGATTTCTCGAGGCTTTCTTAAATTATGTTATTTTTATATTAGATAGTATTTAAACCATTAATATAAATTTTTCCATAAAACTCAGGGCGCAACATCTTCTTAGCGTAACGAGTCAATAAACCTTTACGTGGTGTAAATGTTTCAGGATCGTACACTAATGGAGTCATGATTAAAGGAATGTATGGAGCAAACACAGCACCTGTTTCCAAGAATTGTGAACCTCTATATCCCATTAAAATCAAGTTTTCAGTCATGTAAGGATTTTTGTAAACCTTATAACGACCATTAACTGTACCTATTTTTTGTACACCAAAAGCATATTCCATTTGATCCGCTTCACCATTTGAAGTAGAAGCAAATCCAGGGATTGACTCAAGGATAGTAGCAATTGTAGGAGAAGTTACTAAGAAATTAGCACCTCCACGTAAAGTCAACTGGTGGATTTTGTTAGATACTTTTTGTATTTTAGTACCTAATGTTTGGAACCATTGACCTTGTGTGTTATAAAACGCTTGAGTTGTTGCGGCAGCAGCAAAAGCACCATTTGCATAAGTTGTGTTGTTAATAGCTGACCAGTACTCAGTTGCAGCAGCAGCATCTTCAATTAACATATCCAAGATTTCTAAATCAATTTCCATTGAAATATATTCAGACATGATATTTGTTAATTCCGCTTCAGCATCGATGTTTTGGTAAGCAGCTAAATCTTGTGCAAATTCAGGAGTCCATACAGCTTTCAACTTTTTAGTCTTAGCAGTAATGGCTTGAGATTGCATTCTTACGTTAATCTCAGGAATAGAAATTTGTGTGTTTGAAGCAGCATTAGGTACTGAAAAAGAACCTGAAGCTTCAAAATCACCACGACCTGATCCACTGTAATTGTTTCCACCTGAATAAGTTGGAATACCATCTACGTTACCATTTTTCTGATAAGTAACTGTATAATCACCATTTATTGCGATTTGTGCTGTAGAAGCAGTTACAAAGAAAGTAATAGTGTTATTAGTATAATTATAAGTAGTAAAATTGTTTAAGTTGGTAGCTGTAACAATGTTTGAACCTGAAGAAATAATAAATCCACGAACTGCATCTTGATCAAATCCTGGAAGGTTTGTTGATGCTGCTGGGAAAATAATTTCTTTAATAGTACCCGCAGCTATTGATGCTGAATAATCAGAATCAAAATAAACATCAGCAAAAGAAGCAGATGTAATTGTAGATGCTGATGCTGTGATTGCTACTGCAGAACTTGAGAAGTTGTTAGTTGCGTAAGTGAAACGACCTTCAGGACCACCATATAAACCACCTACAGGAGATGTAGTAGAAAATGGAAATTGAGAGGCTGTATTTCTATTACCATATAATGAAGTACCTTCAGTAAATGGAGACTTAGTATTACCATATTGGAAATCTAAAAAGAATACAAGGCCTGATGGCATATTCATTGGTTGAACTGAAACGAATTCTTTAGCTACGATAGTACCGAATACTTTACGTACTAACGGAAGAGCAATACCAGCCCAGTTCTCACCTTGTCCGTTAGAAACGAATGATGAGTTTGAAGAGATTTGGTTTGTTTCAGTTACTAATTGTTTAGCTTGATTTTCCAACATGATTGACATATTGTTTTTTTCAAACTCACCTAGACCTTCTAATAGTCCTGTTCTAGACCATTTTCCAGCTAATCTAGCAGCGTCGCTTTGAAGTGACTTCCAAGAGCCGGCTGCGCTTTCTAATAATTGTTGTACTTGTGACATTTTTTTTTGTTGTTTTTAGTTGTTTTTATAATTTAATTATTTTTTAATTCCGGCCAATTGTTGCCATCTGGCAAATTGGTCGTTTATTTCAAGTATTGGTTTCTTTGTTGGAGCAATTCCTGCAGCCTTAGAAGCACCACCTATTCTAGATTCAGTTACTGAAAGTTTTCTTTCTTTTACTTCATTTAGTAAAGTTTCAAATACTAATTTTGCTTCTTTAACATTAGTTGCTTTATCAAAAGATTCTAATACTTTTACTTTTTGACTTTCCGTCAAATTTTTAGCTCTGAAGATTTTGTTTGTGTAAAGTAATTTAGCATTTAACAAATTAACTTCGTTTAAGTCAGTTTTAATAGTTTCGATAGTAGAATAAGCTTTATTAAGTTTAGATTCAGATTCTTTTAACTTTTTCTTATAATCTTCAACTCCCTCTTCTTCAGCAGTGTCTTTTTTATCACCACGTTTAGAAGCAGGTACGTCGCCTTTTTTACCACCGTACTTTTTTCTTTCTTTTAACTCAGCTATTAATTCTTCAAGGCTGATTTCTTCTTCTGAAGATTCTGATTCTTCATCTTCAACACCATCTTCATCTTCTTCGCCTTCAATTTCGCCTTCTAATTCACCTGCGGCTACCATATCAGCGATTACATCTTCGATAAATGTTTTTAGATCATCTTCAGACATATTTTCAAGATCAACTTCCCCATCTTCTGAATCCTCAATACCATCAGCATCTTCGTCTTCATATCCTTCTTCATATACATTACCATGTGATGTAGATCCTTTAGGATCGTTGATTAGGTCATCTTCACCTTCATTCATGTCTT